GCGTACTGCCGAGCGGCTTGTACTAGCAGTCCCTCCTAACGCTAATATTGCTGCTATTCAGGGTACTGGTGCTGCTACAACTTTGTATATCACTGAACTCTTTGATTGATTAAAGTTATGACGCAACGAGCAAATGAACAAGATTTCAACGAGCTTCACGGCCTCGTTACTAATGAACTGATCGGTCGAATCAAGTCTGGCGTTGCTACCACACAGGATTTAAAAGCCGCCGCTGATTGGCTTGGTAAGAATAATATTACTGGAGTTCCCGTGATGGGGTCGCCTTTGGCATCACTGTTTAGCAGTCTTGAATTGGAGCTTGAGGATGTCGAACGGGCCATCAGATGATCACGATGATGAGCATTTTGGGTCAGCATTACTCAAGAACTTAGCAGCTACAGCATTTCTTGGGTTATTTAGTTGGCATCTACTTACTCTACATAATATTGCTAAATCAGTTGAGGTACTTATCGAAAAGGTAAGTGCTGGTAATACCCGAATTGAGCGTCTCGAAAACGAAGTATTTTTTAAGGAGTATCCAAATGGCGCCTCGCAAAGCCGCAACCCCTAAGCGAAGTGCTGCGTATTATCGGAGTAACCCCGAAGCATACGCAAAGAAACTCGCTTATGATACAAAGGAGAATAAGTCTCCAACCGATAGAAAGTATCGCGCTGACCTTGCTGATGCCCGGCGTAAACGTGGCATGATGGGCAAGGGTGGTGATGATCTTTCTCACACCAAGAGTGGCCGTCTAGTTAAGGAATCGCCCTCAAAAAATCGAGCAAGAAACGGAGCGGGTGGGAAACCCAAAAAGAAATGAACAAAGGAAACGCTAAGCCCCCAGGTCTTTACGCCAACATGAATGCCCGTAAGGCAGCAGGTAAGAGTCGCCCCAAGAGCAAAAGCACTGTGTCTCCTAAAGCCTATGCAAACATGAAAGCAGGCTTCCCTAAAAAGAAGAAGAAGTAAACCTCACCCATAAGGTTAATGCCACTCAAGGGTCCTTCTGATTACCTTTTTAATTTAAGGGCTATGTCTTCCTCAGAAGCTAAACGACTTTGGCGATCTGCAATAAAAGATCATTGGAATAATCAATGTGTTTATTGTGGATCAAATCATGATCTAACGTTGGATCACGTCATTCCAAAAGCCCGTGGAGGTCATAATATCACATCTAATGTGGTACCTGCTTGCCGCAAGTGTAACCAGTCAAAGGGTTCGAACCACTGGCTCACTTGGTGGGTTGGTCAAGAGCATTTTGACCATTCTAATTTTTCAAAAGTCCTTACTTGGACAACCGGTTAACGTTAACACTTACAACCCTACAACGATGTCTACTACTGCTGATTCAACTACTTACGGTTCCATCTCTAACGCTCCTGGTAAGCGTGATGAGAATCAACAAAACAACAAGGTTCACACCACAACTAACGTATCCGACGCTGGCGCTGGTGCTGTAACTACTACAACTACTATTGCTGCTTCTTACGGTGCTGCTGCCACTACGGTAGCTCTTAACGCCACGGTGAATGCTGCTGAGACTGCTATCAACACCGTTCGGAGGGCACGGACCAACCCTTCTACCCTTCCTACCGCTAAGGTAACGGGAACTGCTACCCGTAAGGAAACTGGTTGTGTTGCTTCCTTTGGCACCCGCGTTAACGGGTCCGGTTATACCAATGGCACCTATACAGGGGTTGCTTTGAGTGGTGGTACTGGTACTGGCGCTACTGCCACCCTTACGGTATCTGGTGGTGCTGTGACGGCTTCTGCGCTTGTGCGTGGTGGTCAGTTCTATCTTGTTGGTGATGTGCTGTCCTGCCAACTGATTGGTGCGGGCACCTTGTTTGCTCTGCCTGTTGCGACCATTACCCAAGGTTGATTGTCATGGCTGCTAAGAAACCCGTAAAGCCTACTAAGCTACAAGTCAAAGCTAATCAAGGCAATAGAGTACTGACTGGCCCTAAGGGGTCTAAGCCACAATCCACTACGACCAATCGTGTGCGTACCCAAGGTGGTACGACCATGAGTAAGCCTAAGCCTAATACCCGGTTCCAAAACCCTTCCAAAGGTGGGTCTAAAACCAAATCTCAAACTGTTGGTGGGGGTGCTAAGCCCGCTGCTAAGCCTGCTACCCCAAAGGCAGGTCCAAAGCCTTATCAAGTCTCTGATCCTTGGGCTGGCCCCAAGCGGGCATCCATTGGTAATGTGAAGCCAGGTGCTGCTACAAATCCAAAGCGACCACCGCAAATGGTGAATAGTAATTCCGCTACTATGCGCCAGATCCAAGCTAAAGCCGATGCTGCTCGGGCTCGCGCTCAAGGAAAGCCTGGAATTAAAGGACCAATTAATCCTCCTAATTCTGCCCGTGCTGGCCAAGACTTGATTCGTCAAGGCGCTAATCGTATGCGTAATCTGGCCGATTCTGGTCAGGTACGGGCGGCAGTCGAACGTGGGCGGCAGGCCGTAGAAGCTGCTAAGCGTAACCGTGCTCGCCTTGCTGCCGGAGTGGGTCGTGGAGCTAAAGAAGCTGCTGCTTTGAAAGGAGCCGCAGGGTTAGTAGGTAAAGCCGCACTTCCCGTAGCAATTGCTGCCCAAGCAAAAGACGTAGTTGGTGGGTTCCAAAAACTTGCCAACCACCCATTTATTAAGGGTCGTCCTAAGCCCGCCACACCTAAGCCAGCCACCCCAAAGGGTCCCACACCGGCTCAACGTAAAGACTTTGCTGCTCAAGAAACGAAGGCCCGTCAATCCCTAGCTGCTCGCAAGAAAGCAGCGGGTTCAGCCCAAGCCACTCCAAACACCGCAGCCTCCTTTGATGATGCGTTTCGGGATGCTCGTCGGGCTAAGGTTAAAGCCTTCACCTGGCGCGGGAAGAAGTACACCACTGAAATGAAATAGTCATGCCCCGTAAACCAACGGCAAATAAAGTTAGCAAAGGTCGCACACCTAAGCCTGCTGCTAATAATATTAAAAGTGTCACTAAGTCGGAGCAGCTAGGCAGAGTAAAAGATTTACAAAAAAGGGTTGCTGCCGTTCGAAATAGACTTCCAGTAGGCCCTAATGCCAACAACGCTGTTTTTAATCGTGGAACCATGATGGGGCCAGCCTCGGCAAGAGGAGTTGGTATACAAGGAGCTGTGTTACATGCCACTACTCCCTTAGCGCGTAACCTTGGACGCGCAATGGGTACAAAACTAGGCGTAGCTCTTAGGCCAGTTGGCCGCGCTATTGATCGAGCCATAGGAAAAAAACCCAAAACTAAATCCAAGAAGTAATAGTCATGCCTAAAGTTGGAAACATGAAATTCAGCTATACCCCTGCTGGTATGGCTGCTGCTAAAAAGGCTGCTGCTAAGAAGATGGCAAAGCCTGCTAAGAAACCCAAGAAGTAATTGACCACAGGAGGGGTCTACAAGCGTCATGCTGGCCCCTCTTCCCCCTCGCGGGTATCTTTCCTCCTTATGACAACTAAAGCCCCCTTAGAGGCCCGCCTAGCGGCCAGTTTCCCTTTATTCCTTTCTCTTGTATGGAAGTCGTTAGACCTACCACGACCAACAAGAGCACAATTAGCCATCGCTGAGTATCTCCAACACGGCCCCAAGCGTCTTCAAGTAGCAGCGTTTCGGGGGCTAGGTAAGAGTTGGATCGCAGCTGCCTTTGTGTTGTGGACATTGTGGAATGACATTGACAAAAAGATCCTTGTTGTGTCAGCAAGTAAACAACGTGCTGATGACTTCACATTATTTGTCCAGAAGTGCATCCTAGAGTTTGATTGGCTTGCTCACCTACGACCACAAAGCGATGACCAACGGTGGAGTCGCATTAGTTTTGATGTGTCGGGTTGTCGTCCAGCACAGTCACCTTCTGTTAAGTCCGTAGGTATCACGGGACAGATCACGGGTAGCCGTGGTGACCTAATCATCTTTGATGACGTGGAGGTGCCTGCTAACTCAGCAACCGACATGCAACGAGAGAAGCTGCTTCAACTTGTGACGGAAGGTGAGTCAGTTCTGACACCAAAGCCAGACAGTCGCATCCTCTTTCTGGGAACCCCTCAGACTACCTTTACCATTTATCGTACCCTCCGTGAGCGTAACTACATCCCAATGGTGTGGCCCGCTAGGTATCCAAAGAGCCTCATCGGATACGAGGATGTTCTTGCTCCACAACTTCAAGCAGACATCGAAACCAAAGGTCTTGATGCGTTAGCTTGGAAACCCACTGATGATCGCTTCTCAGAACTAAACCTTCTTGAGCGTGAACAAAGCATGAGTCGCTCAAACTTCATGCTCCAGTTCATGCTGGATACCTCCCTATCGGATGCCCTCAAGTTTCCCCTTAAAATTTCTGACTTCCATGTGTTGCCGCTCGATCTCCAACGTGGCCCGTCCGACTTGGTATGGTCTGCTAGCAAGGAGACTTTGTTGGATATGCCTGCTGTCGCTCTCCCTGGCGATAGATGGCACCGGCCTCAGGCTGTTTCGGAATTTGTCCCCTATGGGCAAACTATTGTGGCCGTCGATCCGTCGGGTAGAGGAAAGGATGAAACAGTAGCTGTGGTCTTATCACAGATCAATGGCTTTATCTTTATTCGAGATATCTTTGCTACCCAAGACGGCTACTCAGACAAGACCCTTTGTGGGATTCTACGTCTCGCGGGAAGGTACGGTGCGTCTATGTGTCTCATTGAGTCTAACTTTGGTGATGGTGCGGTGATGGAACTTATGAAGAAACACGCCCAAGAGATGAAGGTTGGTATGACCTTTGAGGAGGTACGCGCTACCACCCGTAAGGAAGACCGCATCATCGACACCCTGGAGCCAGTGTTGAATCAGCATAGACTCATCATTGACCAACGCCTTATTGATTGGGACTACCGCTCTAACCCCGAGATGGCCCCCGAAGAGCGCCTTCCCCGTATGCTCATGTACCAGCTTACCCGCATGTGTCGTGAGAAGGGGGCGGTAAAACACGATGACCGGGTAGACGCCCTAGCTCTCGGTGTCAAGTACTTTCAGGATGTGTTGGCCATCTCAGCAAAGGAACAAGATATCCAACGAAGCCGTGAGCAGTGGTCTAACATGGTCGATGGGTTCCTTTTGGCTCCGACTTTGGCGACCGATTTGCTCGTGGCGGGAAGCACCTTTGACGAACCCATAACCGCCGAAGAAGGTGGCATTTTTACTTGGATCTAAATCAGGCTAACTGTTCAGTCATACCAATGACTCTCAGCGAAAAAGGGCAGAAGTCCCCCACTTAAGCGGGAAAGAGAACCCGCAATCCCGTCAAAATTCACCCAGAAGGAACGGGTATGGAAAAGACGGAAGGGGGGAAACCCCCTCCTTTCTTCTGACAAACAGAAACCCCAGTGTTTACTAAGCGAGCGAAGCGAGCGTCTTACCAGTAGTCTGGTAATCCGGTAATGAAGAAAATAAAAATCAAAGAAACGACAAATTTTATTGTTTCTATTACCGTATATAATGCGGAGCGGAGCGTAGCTTATATTGTTAATAATCTTCATTAATGATAATAATAACAGTAATTAATCTTTATTAATAACTATTATTGTTTATTGTTCTTAAAGGTAGAATGTATCCAATAGGTTCGATCAGAGTACTGACCGACCTATCCGATACAGCTGTTATAGAAACAAACCTCAACCTTCCTTTCCTTCCTCATGCCTCCCTTTGAATCACCGTTCGCTAACGTAACCAAGCTTGTTTGGATTACACCTGATGCTGAACAAACCATTGAACATTGTGCCAGAGTAAGTAACCCAAA